GCTGGCGATGAAGCTTTCACTGGCGTCCAGCGTCAGCTTTGCATATTCCTGCCACTTCGCCTGATATCGGTCGACGAGCTGGCTGAAATAGGCATCGCGATACACCAGAGCGAGCGTATGCATGGTTTCCCAGCGTTTTAAAGGTAGTGTGATCGCTATCTGCTCGATCCGCAGCGTCGGCCCCCAGAGCAGTTCGAGAGTGGGCCGCGGCCTGATCAGCCACAAATGGAGGTCCGTCCCGATCTCTTCAACCGCCAGGCGCAGCTTCGTCGACACGTTGATGCCGGTGTTCAGCGCAACATCCAGCAGGCCGGCGTCCTGGTCCGTCAAGTCGCCGATCGTGCACGCGGGCCCATCCACGAACAAGGCCATAGTCAACTCCGCTCTTTCTGTTTTTTGAGCCGGTGCGCGGGAATCACCATCACCTGGACGCGCTTCGCCGCCTCGTCCTGTTCGTGCGCCACGCGGGCTTGCCGATTCGCTTCGTGGAATTCGTGCGTTTCCTCCTCATTGGCCACGCGCGCCCGCGCTTCCGCGATCAGCTTCGCCGCGATTTCGCGAGGCACCTCCGTTCTGACCCCGGGCCTGCCGCCTTCGGAAGTCTCCAGGCTCACCATGACAAAGTGTTCCCCGGTGAGCGCGGCATCCGCTTCCCGAACCTTCTTGTAGTACGACCGCATATCCATCGATTTCTCCTCAATCAATAAAAGCGGGGCGGACCGATCCGCCCCTTTTCGCCTGATGATCGCCCCAAAACAACTGTTGCCTCAAAGAAAAGGGGCAGCCCGCAAAAAGCAGTGGCTGCCCCACGCCGATCGACTAGCTGTTGATCTGAACGGCGAACCCATTTCGCAGGATCGCGCAGCCATAGAGCACATCAACCGTGAATTGCTGTGACAGCGTATTCGGCTGATAGCTCATCGTGACGCGCATTCCGAAATTGCCCAATTCGGCGTATTCGGCGATGGCGCCGGTACCAGGCAGCGGCTGTGGCAGGCGGCGAACCACCAACCCGATGGCATCCCTGCAGAATGCCAGGTTGTGAGTGTTGACCGGCGTAGCGCCGGTCTTTTGGACGTACTGCGAACGGAACACGAAGAAGTCTTTGATCTTCCCAATGGTGCCGTCCACAAGCGCCCGCAAACCAGCTTCGCCGGTATTCTGAAATTCGCTGAAACGCGGAATTTGTCTCATCGCCGAATAAGTGTTGCTGTCGACAACCAGAAACTTCGGCGCGCCGGGCGGAACCATTGCCTGAAACAGCGAAGTTTCCGCCTGGTCGAGCACCGCTTCCGTGATCGCGGTTCCCGCTGTACCGAGCGGCGTGTTCGCCGAAAAGCCCGCGTACAGGTTCAGAAGATCGCCCTCGATCTTTTGCGCAATCGCAACCACGGCGGGTTGCATATAGACGCGCAGCAGGTCCGGAACAGCGAGGACCTTTAACACATCCGGAATCTGGAAAGTTGCTTCTGCATGTGTATTCAGCACGATCTGCGCGTTTCCGAGGCTGGGATTCTGCGGCGTCACCGTCGCGTTACCAGTACCATTCACATCCGCGAGATTGTTGGCGATCAGCTGCGGCGCGATCGGCACATTAACCGTATCGCCCGCCTGTGCCAGGGTTGGTTCATAATCGCGATTCACAAGGTTCCCCATCACGAGGTTCCCCACCAGCGCGGGCAAGGCATCGGCCGCCACTAGTTTGACTATCGCGTTCGCTACATTTGTTGACGTAATTGATGGCATCGTTCTCCTTAAGTCGCTTGGCCGCCGCCGACGGTGTTTCACCGCCGGTGGCTCTCTCTTTTTTCACCTTCGAAACGAGGACTTCATTCCCCGCTATGTCTGCGTCGTCACCACACGCAAAATCTCCTGGCGCACCCGCTCCAGTTCCTCTTTGCTCATCGATGGGCTGATCTTGTCCAGATCGAATCCCCCGGCCGCCTGCGGCGCGGCTTTTTGCGTTCCCGTCATTCCGGTTCCTCCAGCGATCCGGGCCGGCAGAAACTCGGGATTATCGTGAACAAAACTCGCCAGAAATTCTCCAAGGGGCTGGTCGCCTTCTTCGCCACGCGCTACCAGTCGCCCATCCTCCGTGCGCACGATACCGTCCTGCACCGCCTTATAGGCCAGATCGACTTTCTTTACGCCGAGCTTCTGGAGTTCAGTCCGGATATTGGTGCTCCGATGCGCTTCTTCCGCGGCGGCGCGGCTGCGCTTGTTCTCTTCCACGAGCTCGTTGACCCGCTTTTCGAGTTGCTCCCGCCGCCGGCGCTCTTCCTGCAGCTCCGTCTTGTATGCCGGCTCCCGCCGCGCGGTATCCTGCCGCATGTATTCATCCACGGCCTTTTGCACGATCGTCTGTACGTCCAATGGTTCGCTCATGGTTCTTTGCCCTCCGCATTCCTTTAGTTGTTTGGACCGGCGCCCGCCGGCGCCGCCGCGTCAATCTCGTCCGCAATCCGGTTCTTGATTTCCTGCCGCGAATCGCACAGATACTTCATAGCCACCCGCTTCTGAATCTGCTTCGTCAGTGTTGGCGATTGAATCCCCAGCGCCAGCAGACTTTTCGCGTCGGCCGCTTCGGTGCTGAAGTCGGTAATGTCAAATTCGTCCAATCCCACAACGTCGATGACCAGATCGTCCTGCCGCGCCAGCGCGATCGCGCTGAGTACGTTCCGTATCCAATCCTTTGCGATGTCTCCGTAGGCGCGCAGAATCTCCTGCGTCACGCTGAAGTCCCACTGTTGGCTGAGCCCCGACTGGATTGAGCCGGACCCGTCGCCGGCTTGTTGCATCAGGTAAGACACGCGGTAGATCTCATCCTTAAGCCGCCCCAGGTTTTCCGCCGCGATTTGAAAAACGTTACCTGTCGGCTCCGTCCATCCGAACCTGTCTTCCGGACCCAGTTGGATGTAGTAGCTCTCCCCCGTGATCTGGTTGAACTCGCGTTCCGAATAAATAACCGGCATCGCAAACAACCCCATCGTCAGGGCCCATCCCAGCGCGTTCGATTTGTTGAAATGTTCCAGCTGCAGCAGCGCGATCTTGTTCGTCAGCCAGAGCCCTTCGCTGACCCGCAACTCGAAGACCGGCACGCGCCCGATTCCGGCGAAGCCATGACGCCCCTGGTCCACCAGCTCAATCTGTTTCCGGTCGCCGCTTTTCTGATCCGAATCGCGCCGCTCGTAGATCTCGAATTTTTCCCTGTCGTAATAGATCCACCGGGTCTCCCGCTTCCAGCCAAGAGTCTTGACGTTATCCTGCTTCAGCAGGGACGTCCGGATCACGACCCATTCGAGTTCGCCCCGCTGATCGTAACTCCAATTAATCAACTCTTCGGCGTTGTACGCCACCAGATAGGCCCGGCTGCGCCCCGACGCATCTTCATCGGCACGCGTCAAAGCCGGACCGTCCGCGCGCGGGAAATCAATCCCCACGTACGATTTCCCGCAAACCAGCGCTTCGGTAATCTGCTGTTTGACAAACTGCGTCAAAGTGGTGCCGCGCAGATCGCAATTCTGCACGAATCCGGCAAAGAAATCCTTCGCCCGCTCGTTCGTGCCCTCGAATTCGAGGATCGGTTCCCTCCTGACCAGCGCCGCGGTATACCAGTCCACGATCGACCCCAGGTAGTTCTCATAGAAAACACGCGCAAGCCTTTCCTGGTAGACCTCGAGAGGCTCCTTTTGACGCCGCAAAAGATACTCCGACGCGTTCTCCCGGAACTGCTCTCCGCCCGCATAGAGGTGACGGTAGCGGCGCCACATCCGCGACTTCGCCGCATAGTCCGGATGTTCCTGTTCGATATGTGAATTTGTCGTCAAAATAGCCTCTCCCCGCGTTCCCCGATCGTCCCGCTCCGGTCTTCCTGCCAGATCAAATACCCCAGTGCATCCGACAGGTGAGTCCGCCTTCTGTCCTTGTCCTTGTCAATCTGCGTGGACTCTTCCAGATACGACACCTGCTCGAAGTCTTCGATCAGTTCTTTGCATTTCGGATCCACGAACAACCGCACCTCGTCCCGCGCGCTACGCAACCTTGCGTTCACCAGCGATACGCGATCCCGCACCGCCGGATTCGCCTTCGGGACGCGGTACGTAACCTTCGCCATCCGCGAACCGAAATAATTCCGTATCACCTGATAGTCCGAATACCCCGTCGTATTCATCGACGCGCCGGACGCATCCCCATACACCACCACGCCAGCCGCCGGCCGTCCGAACCGCTTCTCGAATTCTTCGCATGCCTGCTCCGTTGTCGCCCGCCGCAGCGCGATCTCATCCAACACGAGAACCTCGCCGTTGCGCTCCACTTGCGCTATCACCGAACACATTGGATCAACGTTGAAATCCAACGCCCAGACCAGCGGCCGGGCGGGATCAACCTTCATCCGCCTCACATTCCTCTCGCGATCGAATGCGTGATACACCAATCCGCCCCGCACATTCAGGTAGTCGCCCAGTACTTCCTGGCGATAGAAGTTCTCGTCGTAACTGCCACGCAGCCGCTCGTAGAAATCCGGCACCTGTTCCAACAGGAACCGATTTTCGAAAGGCCTGGCCTGAATCGCCTCATAGCCTTCCACCTGATGCGAGACAAACTTCCGATAGACCCAATCGAATCCCTTGGGCGTCCACACGGCGAATCCACAGCGCAG